CTGCTGGCACGAATGGGGTCGATGGAACACCCGGTGTAGACGGTGCACAAGGTCTCTCTGGCACGAATGGGGTCGATGGCGCAGTTGGGCCACAAGGTCCCTCTGGCACGAATGGAACAAACGGGGCGGATGGTCTCCGATCCGGTTCCCGCGCTGCACGGACGTTGACAATCGCCAACTTCCTGTTAACATTTGGTCTCAACGTGGACGTGAACCTCTGCCTCAACCGGGGCATGACGTACGACATCACCAACAGCACAACCAAGCCTTTGAAAATCTTGCAAGCAGGCGTGGAGTTGACGACCGGGCTGACTCACTCGGACGGGAGCACCGACGGCGCGGCGCAGGGCAAAAGTGGCGGGGTCTTGACCTACGACGTCGCGACCGACGCCACCGATATTTCCTTCGTCTGCGACACCGTCAGTGCCAACATCAACACAAACGGGCCTTTGATGGAGAAACTCGGCCTGTCCTCAACGAGTACGATCACCATTGTGGATGGGTTGATCTTCGCCCACGACACGATCAATATCCTCACCTCCGACACCGTTGGCTTCATCAAATTATCGTTCTCCCAATCGACCCCGGAGACGTACAAGCAGTTCGCCCGCGAGGCCGCCGGGGTCTGGGCCAGCATCATCGATGCGACCATCTTCGACGCGCCGTTTGCCAGTATCACGCCCAATGGCTTCCAGGTCACCATGCACATCGAGTTGTCCAATCAAGGGAATAACGGTACCCTCGCCTACGCCGGGGTGATGGAAAGTTACGTGGTCCCACCGCAACCCTACCATACCGCAGGCGGGTACCTGAGTTACACGTACAACGGCAGCACCGGCTTCTTGATTCCGACGGAAGGGCTCATGAATATGAACACCGCGTACACTGCGTCCATGGAAGCGAACAATACCGTCGTAGACGTGATCACGCACGAAATGGGCCACCTATTGGGTCTGGGTAGTTTTTGGGGCGCGTACAACGAGCATCAGGCGACGAAGGTCGACGGGTACGCTACGCGATGGAAGGGCGCGCAAGCAAATGCATTTTACAGTTCCATCGGCGGGGTGGGCGACGCCCCGATAGAAGACCAGTACGGCGCGGGCACACAAGGCGCCCATTGGGACGAGCAGATGTTTGATACGGAAATAATGACCGGGTTCGCGGAGAATACGGATATGCCTATGAGCCTCTTGAGCGTGTACGCCTTGGCGGATATGGGCTGGAAGATTGATGTCAACTCGGACAAAATTGATGCCTACGTCCTGCCATCCAATGCTGTGTCCGTGGAAGCGTCCGTGAACTGCTGCTCTGTCCATGCTTTCAATCCACATACTGTGAAGACATTGTAGGTGATCGCACGCAACACGTTCGCCCCGGACTCGAACATTATTCGGACCTTAAAAAACGACGAGATTAAATTATTTTTCCCACACAAGATGAAAACCCGATGCGCTCCACTCTTTTCCCACACACGACGACGACCAATACGGTTAAATGAAGACGATTACAACATCGAGGAATATAATGAATGGGCACAAATTAATGAGCGCCCGGATCACGACGCGTTAATAACACAAACAGACATCGATAAACATCTCGGTAATTATTTAGAACAAAAAATTTTCGCCAAGGAAATAAAACCAGACAGAAAATCTCGATAGACTACTCCCTAAATGGTTCCCCGGCCCGGCAATAATCATGGGGATGTTGCACTGTATATGTTATTGACAATCGTTTCTTACAGATTGCACTGACTGTGGTGGCTATAGAGTCGATCCCACTGCATAGCATACTTACTGTTGTTGTTCTTGATTGATTGGAGTGACCCTGCCATTGTACTTAGTCGGTATGCGTTTTATATGATTTTGGCATCTTCCTTACCTTCTCACGATTCGTAGAGAAAGACGAGCATGCTTATGTTTTATTAGGTACTTTTCAGACAAAGTACATACTACTTTAATATGAATAGAAAGCAAGAAAAAAAACACAACAACACAAACGATGATTATTCTTGTTCCTGGGACCCGTGCTCCTCGCGCCCGAGAGACAGAAGCCCTGGCTCGCAGCAGACGTCGTGCTTGGCGCGACAGCCTTTCGTCTATATCATCGCATTCGTCGGTTGACCACAGGAGTCGTTTGTTCGGTACAAAACACTCGGTACTGATCTTCGGCGTCACGCTTCGTCACAAACCGTGAAAACACACTTCCATCGTCGAATCCTTTCATTTGGAGGTAATGGTACATTCGAAAATACTCACGTATCGCCATCGGGTCCGCCATCGGGTCCACGTGGCGTTCATAAATACAGTCCGTGAGGTGGTTAAAGAAAGTGTCTGCAATGTCCAAACGGTCTTCGTCGACGACCGCCGCCAGCAGACGGCGCAGCATAGAGCCTGTTTCAATACCGTCTTGGGTTGTTAATGTGGGTTGTTGGACCGTCATGGTTTTTATTGTGTGTGTGGGGTGACGGATGAACAACAAAACAAAACAACGTCAACGGACGGCGACATGTCTCCAGCCGTCCGTGCACTAGTACGTACCGTCATGGTGCCTTCTATGTTTTGGATTTCGCAGGCGGGCACAGTGTGTGTAGTTCGTACAGTACATCAACACAGCACATACACGACCACACAACCATTCATTGTTCGTGTACGTATTATAAAATGGCGGGAAAATACATTTTGTATTTTTTTTTTAAATTTAATAAATAATAAATAATAATTTAATAATTAATAATACATTCTTAGTTCGGACGGAGATGCGAGGCTTCGTTCTTAGTTCGCGTTGTGGGTGCATCTCTTCGTCTTCTTCCACGAGGAAAAAAAAACACGCAAGAGAGGGCAGTTAATTAGTAAGTTATACACACACAAAAGCAAAGATGGAGGAACACACCCAAACATTGTTGAATCACTTCAAGAACAACATCGGACATGTCGTCAAAACACGGTTGGACCAGGAAGACCCGACATCGCTTCAACGTTTCGTGCAGCAATACCGAGTTAGGACAGACATCCGACAGTCGCCGTTCGATGTAGTGTGCACTCAGATAGAACTTATGGGCTCTTTCGGGCAAGGGGATGCGCTCGATCAAGTCTTCCTCCACGGAGAGAAGACGTCTGCGGACGACGTCGTGACTCACTTTTTACAAGAATTCCGTTCGGAATCTCCAAAATCGGTCCAAGAGGTAGGAGACGGGCATTCTTTGAGAGAACGATCGCCAGTCGATTACCACGAATGGAGTTTGGCACAGAAGGAATTGAAAGCAGCCAAACAAGAAGCCGCAACCCGTCCAAAAAAAAAGAAACGGAAACGGAAACCTGCAACAGTCCCTCGTCCTTCTCAAACACGTCGAAAAACTGCTGGTGAATTAGGCCTGTGTTCTATTGATGCTAATGATTTGAACCCACAGAGACAAGAGATTATAAACGCCAACCTTGCGACGGTTTTAAAGACTTGTCGAGACGTTGTTGAGGAAAGCAAACGGCTCCGAAACTGCTTGGCGAAAAGAAACCAGACCATCCGTCGACTGCAAGCAAAACTGAAAGGGCTAGAATCCTCAGAAATTGAAGAAGCAGAGCCGGAAGAAGACGTTCGCGGGACTTTCGCGCCGAAGAAGAAGCAGAGCCGGAAGAATATTTTCCGAGACTTTCGCGCCGCGCTGCTGTACGAACTCTTGCACTGTGATCATGGGAAACCCCCGGAGGGGCTGTTGGAACGGGACGACACCTCCAAGTGGACCGTCTGCGGTTCCACCAAAATTCTGAACGAAACCAAGACATCCACAACATTTATAATGCCCGTCGGCGATGGCAACTTTCATGGCCCCGCGTCGGTACCGATCTTTTGCCCTACCGCATGGCTTCTGCCGGGTGCAATGGCCTACGTCTGGGAAGACGTGTTCTTCGACGAGGAAGGTGCTCCCTGCCTCTTCCTGCTCACGCCCGATTTCAAGACAGCCATTGGCGAGGAAATGCTGCGCCAGAAACCACGCCGCACCGAGTCGGAGCCGTGCGCGCAGTACATCGGTCAATGGGACCAGGGTAGCATGGACACGTTGGTGCACGGTATGCTGAAACAAAAAGCCTGCGACATCATAGAGTCGCGCACGTACAACGAATTCAATGCCTTTACCAACCGTGCCATTCTACACCCCGACAAGCACACATCCACGCTGTACAAGGCGCTGCTTGCGTACACCGACGAGGAAACGACAGCATTCGAACAAAACAAAGAACAACGCGGTCGTGAGTTTATTCGCGCAAGACTTGAAACCAACCATCCGGTAAATAAAGCATGATCAACAAGGTCGTTCTAATTTCTCTACAACTCGAGAAAGGAGATGTATGCAGCGATTTCATATTTTGGTAGACCTGCTGTAAATCGAAGTGGTGCGTAATCTTCTTCGTCTTCCCCGGTCTCTACAACAAAAGCCTCTGCCGCTTTTAGAGCATCCTTTCGATTGATGTATGGAAGTGTGAGTTTTTCTAAAAGAAAGACTGGAAAGTCGCTGTCTATGACGTGTGCTTGCATTGGGTGGTTACGTTCTTTAGAAGCACTAATTGTGCACTCTGGCAGTTTTGACTTTGTATGAGCAGAAAGTTATATACCGAGTTTTTTTTTTGTGGGGTAAAGTAAAACCAAATACACAATTCACAAATGCCCATCCGAAAACATTCTTCTAGAAAATTGAGCCGACGCCGATCACCCGGCCGAAAATTGAGTGGGGGTCGCCGACGCCGATCATCCGGCCGAAGATTGAGTGGGGGGGAGGACAAGGACAACGACTGTCCAGAAGGAAAGGTACGCAACCCCAACACGAACCGATGTATCAAGAAGTACGGAAATACATGGGAGACAGTATTCGGCAAGAAGTCCCATGCTGCGAAGCCGGCGAAGAAGCCTGCTGCTCCAAAAAAATCAAAGTCCTCTGCTGCCAAGAAGCCGGCTGCCAAGAAGAAGAAGAAGTCCCTTGAAGAACTTAGAAAACTGTTTATAACCTCTCTTGCGAGTAAGAAAGATAAAGATTGGGATACCTTTTACAAAGCGTTGAACGCATTGTACCGGGATAAATTTCGTTTAGAAAAGGATGAGACTTATTACATAGCAAGTGCTTCTAAAGAACGTAACCGCCCAATGGAAGCATACGTCATAAGCAGCAAGGAGGACAGAACTGCATTTCCAGTCTTTATTTTAGAAAAACTCAAAGTTCCATACAACAATCGAAATGACGCTATAAAAGCGGCAGAGGCTTTTGTTGCAGAGACCGGTCCATACGAAGACGATTACGAAAATATACGATTTACAACAGGTTCACCAGCACTCGAAATCGCTAAATACATCTCCTTTCTCGAGAGAAAGTAGAACGCACCAAAATGTCGGGCCACTCCCATCGCCAACCCAAACACGGCGTCCGCCGCGAGAAAAAATTAAGTTGCGCGAGGTGTACATATATATATATTAAACTAAAAATATTAAACTAAAAAACCCAGTCCCCAATCTGAAATGTAAACGACCTTTGCGTTTTTTTTTTGACCGGAGCATGATTTGATTTTTTATATATAAAAAAAATGTTTTTGTATAGTAAAAAAAGAATCCATGACATCATCGTGCCCTACTGATATGCTCGCAAGAAGCGACCGCGTATTCGTGGATAATGCCCAAAATGACCACCTCACGTGGGCGGTCGATATGTCGCTTGTACCGGACACACCCACAGGCTTGCGTGCCTGCCGTCCACCCCCCGTCGTCGCATTGGCGGATGCGGGGCCACCACCGGCCACGACATGCACGTCCTGCGAGTCGTCGTCCTCTCGACACCCGTCCCCACTCTTCTGGCTTCTTACCGTCGTCCTGCTCGCCGCCGCGTTAATGTAGGCGGTCGATCGTGACGTACGTACTGTTCCCGTCCTCCTGCACGCCACCCACGGCGTACCCGACCAGGAAGGTAACGCCCACAACGATCCGGTCGGCTGTCGTCGTCGAGATGAGTTGTGCATTGGCAACGTTCGATTTGTCGAATACGATGGGAAGAATGACCTCCTCCCCCGGGAGGTCGCGTAGTGTGAGACGCAGCGTCCCACGGTGCGGGAGCGCGGCGTACAAATGCTCCGGCAGCGACAGGGCGTTCGAGCCCGTGTCCAGTAGCACGTGGCGAATCTTGGGGTCTTTCTCTCCGTCCACCGCCTCGAGGGCGATCCCGCGGCGGCCTGCCAAGAACCGCCGCGCGGTGAAACAGTCCCCTCGTCCCGGGGAATACACCAACAATTTCGCATCGTACATACTGTGAATGTGCACCGAGAAGGCGCGCGGCGATCGTGGCATCAGAGAACGGAGGAAAGTGGAGTTCGGGCCCAGGCCCAGCACGTTGTATTTACTCGTACCGTCAAAGTCCAGGGCGACGTTGACGTTCGTTTCGTTCAAACACAAACTCGTCGGCGAGGAGGTGATCTGGTGGAACGGTACGGTGAAGGATTCAAAATCCCCACCGCACGAGAATCGAAAGGCCTCGAGCGTCGCGGGCAAACGCTCGACGCGCACGGTGCTGGCCTGGGAGGAGTAGACGACCTTTTTTTGCGGTCCTTTGTGCGCGCATTTCAGGCAATCCCGACCGGAGACGAGAATTTCGTGCGAGCCGGTGTCCACCGCGAAATTGTGGATCCACTGGTCTTTTATGAACAGTTTCATCGTGAAAATATTGTTCGAGTCGCGCCGCAGCGGAATGACCATCGTGTCCTTCCCGTTGTACGTTACGCACTGTAAGGGCCTCGGCGATTTCGCGAAGAATACCGCGACGAGGATAATAAAGAGGGCGACGAAGAAGTCGTTCATTCGCTTTTCTTTTCTTTTTGAAAAGCAATTAAAAAAAAATGCCAGTCAGAACTCGATCGCGCCAAGCCCCGCCGGCCGCCGTGGCCACTTCGGCCATCCCGGAATACTACACGGTTGGCGAAGTGCGGAAGAATTTAGAGTTCATTCGACGAACCTATTTGAACAATGAACGGCTGTTCTACCCTGCGATGCGCTTCGACGAAGACGCAACGAGGACGGTCGCAGAGTTCTGCGTGTTATTTGTGCAGGGCAACCACTCTAAAAGGATAAGTCGTCACCCATTGAAGTCTTGAAGGTTCGGGGCCAAATGCTGTGCGTCGTGCTGCTCGGCCTTGTATTTCGCTTCGGATCGACGGAACGCCGCCACATCCCCTTTTTGGTTGAATTGCTTCTGCATGATCTCATCCAACATGCCATGTTTGTACGTGCAAGGTATTCCTTTCATCGTACTCGGCTCCTCGCTGGTGCACGGGTATATCCATTCGTAACACGAGCACACGAAGAGGTGCCTCCCTTCCTCGTACTCAGAGAGCGTATCGTTGACGTACCGCGTCGCCGACTCTTCGCGGTCGAAGGCGGCGTACACGACGAACAAATCCTCGCGCGCCGCCTCGTCGGCGTCCACTACGAAGGAACAAGCGAAGAACGTCTGCCCCCGCACCTCCGCGTCGCGGAGGAACATGGATTCGTCCTCGTCGTCCGATCCCGCCGTCGGAGCGGTTTCCTCGCGTTGTTGGTTTTCCGCGACCATCGCCGTGTACTCGGCGGCGTCCTCCTCCACCGTCGCCCCCCCGGCCTTGCGGTGGGTCAAGCGCTCGTCGAACGCGTTCTTCTGCGCCCGGAAGCGTTCGACGTTCGTTTCGTGCAGGCGCGCGGCCTTCTCCTGCAAGTAGGCCGGCGTGCGACCTTGGGTGGCGGGGATGACGGCGTCCTCGAACGTGGGGATCACGAACCCGGGGACGTCGTCGATTAATCCTTGCTTCCGGCATTTCTTAAAGTGTCTTTCCGCCTTGGCGCTCGTCGGGAAGCACCCCAGCATCCGGAACGCGGCGCGGCCGTTCCGGGTCTTGCAGGTCAGCCCGGCGTGCGCCACCTGTACCAAGGCCACGGCTTGGTGGGGCATGTGGAGCGCGTACGGTGCGACCCCCTCCATCTTCTTCCGCCGGGGTGCAGTGTCGGAGTTCATGGTCGGGATTATACTCATGCTTTCCGCGTCGTTTGACCGTCGACCATGATTTTTTAGTCGGCTTTCTGACCGCGGCTTCCCGGACGAGCGGCAGCATCGCGTAGTCCACGCGCTCCTGACGGAATTGGCGGAGGATCATGGTGATGCGCTGGGCGAACGTGTCGCGGATCGGCACCCGGTCGCACAGGTGCCGCTTCGGGTGGGCCAGGGCCGCCATCAAATCGCAAACTGAAAAGTATTTCAGTTTGCGCTTTTCTAAGAAGGCCTCGTCCACGCGGGCGGTGGCCCGGTCCTCGGTAATGTTGAACGTCGCCGGGTGGAGGAACGCTGCCATCGGGGCCGCGGCAGGCGCCCGACGGAGGGCGAGCAACGTCTCCCTCGTCTGTGCAAACACCATCGCACACTCCGGCTGCCACGGCACTTGCTTGACGTACGTTCGGTACGTGTACCGGCCTTGCTTGTACTCGATCCGCATGCAGTACCGCTCGCCGGCGAGCATGTCGACCAAAATCTCTTCTGAGTCGCGCGGCACCCTCTCTTGGTCGTACAGTTTGACGACCCCCAGCGTTTCCTCTTGAAATTCTCGCGCGGCGCACGCCTCGCTCGACTCGTCGCGCTTCTTGCCCCCTCCAAAATCGCACCACTCGTTGCTGCCGCGCCAGTTCCCTTTCCTTTCCTGACCAAGCAAAAAGTACACACCGCTGTAGTGAGGATCCACACTGAACGGTACGATCGAACACCCCGTCATAACCTCGTTCATTGTGAAATGTAATATATACGTGTCAGTTTCTTTTCCGGTCGGACAATTCCATTCCCGCCGCGGCCGCGCGCTTGGAAAAAAAAATTATAACAAAGAACAAACGAAAACAACGATGATCTTCGAATGGAGTTCGGTCTACGAAGGGACGTCCTTGGACGAGATTCTGCAAGCCCTCAAGCATATACGGAAGCACCAGTTGGAGTCTCGGGTCACGTACGTCCCGCGCAAAGACACCGCCACACACTGTGTGCACGAACTCCAGTACGAGACCGCTTTCCTCCTCGCACCATTGATCGGCGCGCACGTGGTGCTCCGCGAAGACATCGTGGTTACGGGGTCGCAGATCATCGTCACGACCGTCAGCCCGAACTACAAGACGAGGGTCTTTCCGTACATGATGACCGACACGGTGTTCCGTCCCTGCGCCAACGACGCGGTCGAATCCACCGTCAAGGCGGAGTGGGGCTTGTCCGAGTACATCCCCGACATAGCATTGCAGAGACTGACGTCGTTCGGTCAGTCAATCTACGCCGACGCCGCCGCGCGGCTCTTGGAATCCGTGGGGACGGTCAGGTCATCCACCCGCCTCGCCAAGTAGTCGATAAACTTATCATTAGAATCGTCGGTTTTGACGTAGGATTGCAAAAGGGACCGGGGGTTGTTTCCCATCTTTCCACTCACAGCCTCCAACGCCGCGTCGGTCGCCTGCCCTTGCTTCGCCAACGCCCGCCGCTTCGCGGTCAACTGGCGCTGCTGCTCGGCCAATTCTTGCCACTGCTCGGCCACCGCGTCCCGCCCCGCGAGGCGGTCCTTGACGACGTCGGCAAACCGATCGGTCGCGAACATTTTCCGCAGCATGCGCGAGGAAATGTACTTTCCCAGCCGACGCTGCATGCAACTCCGAACGTTGTTTGAGTACGCCGACGTCGACAGCACGTCCGCCGCCACCACATACGCGAACCCGAACCGCGACCGGTGGAGGAGGACGCAATCCTTGAGCCGTGGGGGGATGGGGACCGTCTGCGTGCCGTAGAAACGCCGGGTCTTGTAATCTTGAAAGACAAACACATCGCGCTCCAGGTCGCAGTAATTGTTCTCGTTGTCGTCCGCCGGGCACGCCGCGACCTTCATATTCCGGTACTCGTTGCGCCGCGGCGCCTCCGCCAGCGCGTACAGCGCCAGCAGCAGCATATCCTGCACGTCCTCGTCGGGGACGGACGCGAACGTGCCCGCGTTGTGCGCGTCGCGGCCGGCGCGGTACAAATCTCGCGCGGCGCGCACGACGCGCTTCCACGGCAGCCACAGCCGCCGCTCCGTCTTGTTCAGCCGCGGATCGTCGCCGTCGTCGTCGTACCCCGTCGGCAACGCCTCGATGATCTCCTGCGCCTCCCCCGTCACGGACAGCGCGCGGGCGAGTTTCCGGAGCGTGCTGTACACGTTAAACGGCGCCTGGTATCTTGTCTGGACCCAGGCGACGATGGTACGCACGTCCTCGGGCCGGGCGAGGTCGATGTCGCCGTGGGACTCGGCCATAATCTCGAGCCGCTTTTGGTGGTTCCGGTAGGTCGAGTCCGCGATGGGTGTCGGATCGTCGAACCATTTTTTCTCCACCTGTTGCGCCAACACTTTCAGCGTCCGTCCCTGATCGTTCCGCGTTGACATTGGTGTTTTTCATATTTGACATGAAAAAAAAACACACACACAATGTCGTCGTCTTCCGAGAATGCCTCGTCCCGCAGCAGCAGCACATCCTACGGCCCCCCCGACGGCCACTTCGGCCCGGCCGTCTCGGGCGATCGCGTCGGGGACTACACGCTGGACGAAAGGGTAGGGAAAGGACAGTACGGTGTCGTATGGACCGTTCACGAAAGCGCAGATAAAGTACTAAAGATCCTCCGCGCAGACAGGGAGATGCGCGAAGACGTCGAAGAAGAGAGAAGGATCCTTGAACGGCTACAATCGTCGCCCCACGTCGTCTCGCTGTTGGACGCGTTCGAGCACCCCACCGACGCCGAGCCTCACCCGGTGTTCGTCTTCGCACGCGCCACGCAAGATCTGTTCCACTTATTGCACGAAACCGACCGCGTCGAGCGGTCAATGATGCAGCGGCTCGTTCGGCAGTTGCTCGGCGCAGTCGACTTTTTGCGCGAAAACAACGTCATTCATCTGGATATCAAACCGGAGAATATCTTGATCTTTGGCGACGGCCTCCGCCTCTGCGATTTTGGCACGGCCCGAATCCTACCCTCCGACGCGCCGGAGTACGGGCAAACGACGGAGTACCGCGCGCTCGAGATGATCCTTCAAGACCCCGTCGGTGTGGGTGCGGACGTTTGGTCGGCCGGGTGCGTCGTCTACGAAATCGTCACCGCCGCGGAGGGCACCCGGACCAGGACCCTGTTCGAATCGCGTGCCGCCATGGTGGAGTTCGAGGAGGAGAACGACGATGTCGTCGATCGAACACACCTGTTTCTCTTGATCGAACTGTTCGGCCCCATACCACGGCACATCACCCGACGATCCAAGCACTACTTCACCGCGCGCGGGGAAATCCGCGGTTTGGACTACGAGATTGACCCAACAACGTCCCTATGCGAACTGATGCGGGACGACGGCCTGGCGAGGGAGGCCGCGGAAGCCTGGAGCGAGTTCCTGCAGCCATTTTTCCGGTTCTCTCCCCGCAAAAGAATACAGAATCTGACGGAGTTGTTCACGCATGAATTGCTCACCAATTAAAATCATAACCAAGTAACAAAAAAAAAGATGGTGAATAATTGGATCTTGCTGGTGGCGTTTGTGATTTTACTGTCGCGCGCGCGGCACGCCTTCGAAAAGGCAAAAGTGCGCGAGGCCCTCCGAGACGACGGTACGGGGACGCGCGTCACATTCGCCGCCGCCGACGCCACCGAGGAGTTCGAACGTCGGGCGATTCGAAATGCGAAATCTGGCGGGGGGTTCGTGGTGAGGCCGGTCAATAGAAAGGGCGTCATCGTGGACGTCAATTGTTACGTTGAAAATAATATCGTGAAAGGACAGGTCGCGATGATGTGTCAGGATTAAGAAATCGGGTGCCTCCAAAGTTTCGCAATTAATTCTCCCACAACGTCAGCGCGAGGAGGACCAACGTGATCGTCATCCAGGGGATTGGTGCCGCCGCGGAGACGGGCATGGTGGTGGGTATCCTCGCACCACCGGAGAGGAGGGGCGCCAGAACATGACCGATTCGATAACGCAAAACATCATTCAACGAATACATTATGTTTTTTAATACTACCCACTCAAAAAAAAAATATCGACTAAGTAAAAAAAAACAAAAACAATTATTTTGCGATGAATGATACTCTCAATTCATTCCACACGTGCATGAAAAACCAACCAGAGGAAAAAAGAAAACAATTTTCCAAACAACTTCGAAAGGATGTACAGCCATTGTTATCATGCCTCGACGAAAACGGCGTCCAATATAAAATCGTCGGAAGCGTTGCCCGAGAGACGGCCCATGAAAAAAGCGATGTGGATGTACATATCGATGCCAAGGATGCATCTAAAACGCTTACATGCGCTAAGTTTACCCAAACACGATCGGCAACCGATACGTGTGGAATATTTGAACAATATAAAACGCGCATAGGTGGCGCAAACGTTGACCTATCGTTCAAACACTGTCAGGGAACTCAGGGAGGGAAATGGAATCGGTTTCCACACTTGGACGAAGAAATGAAGAACATTATGTTTTGCACGAATCATGTGTTACGGCAGGGGGGGTTAAAGATGGCAGCGCATAGCGATCATGTTTTGAACGTGAACTATCATTTCCATGACGTTCACGCCAAAGAAAAGTTATACAAGGGTTCAATTTAATGATTGTATTGTGGCAGAAAAAAATCTTGTATTCTTTTTTTTTTCTGCCCCATATAATAAAATTAAATATGCGATCATCGACTGCACCTTTCACCATTCGCTGCCTTACCGAAACGCACGGGAGAGTGGAGGCTTTTGCTGCCCGCCCGTCAAAGGGGGGGAGTACGATAAATGTAGGTCGTATGTCGAATAACCTCGCAAACGGGTTTCTAATATAGGAATAGCACTAAATAGCATAGATGTGTGTTAATGTTGTACTTAGTATGACTACATCATATAACTAGTGTTTTAATTAGACGAGGCCCCACACTTCGATAGGACGTTCGGCGAACAAGTACGCTTTCGCGAGGGGGCGCTCGGACCTAGTGCTGTGCCATGTACGCTCCCACCCTTAACGCGGCTTTGGCACAGTACCAATCGAGCCCGCCGTACTATGGACGCAGCACCGGGAATCCCTTTGGTCCATATTTTTTTTAGTAAATATTTCTTGATTTTTTTCATCTTGTCGCCCTTGTTCATTATCTCCGTTTACATTCATACTTTTATATGTACGTAAGTCGTCAACGGATACAATCTATTCTTGATTCCTCAGTACACTGTTTAGTATTTTGAGTATGGACTTCCTCCTATCATACTCGTGCATACTCTCACAGCAAGGAGGTGTTCTTTTGCGCTCCGCTACAAGAAAAGTCAGGGGTAGTCTGTCTACGAGCCATAATTATGTATTATGTGCATTCCCATTGTCTCCTCGTGTATTAAAAACTACGTAGTGGCCTGGATATAGTGGCCTGTGTTTAATACGTATATTATAACAGTGACCACCTACCTCCCACTACCTCCCACTACCCCCAACAACGCAACCAACGCAACCGCAACACCGCACCGCACCGCAACAGCAACCGCAACAGCAACCGCAACGCAACACCTCCTCACACACGCAACGCAACGTTACTGCAAACGCGCAACAACGCTTACTGCACGCTTACCGCAACCTCTTTTCATCGACGCCCTCACGGAGACTACTCACAAGCAAACATGTCCGTCCAACACAATGGAATGGACTTGTACCGAAAGGAAGACTGGGATACGAAAAATACCTGTGCCACAATGGACCTTGAATGGACCCGAAAGGACCTTCAAACGCTGGTGCGAGAGCGTCCGGTGGAAACGCTGAAAGACTGGTACAACAAAGACGATTTCGCCGGTGTTCAGGACGAATGCGACGACATGGTGGTGAATATACACGTCGCGCATCTCGTCGCGCTGAACGCCATGGCTGGATCAGCAGCGGAAAACGATCCGGAGATCAAGGGAGCGCTCCAATTGTGGATTCGCGAGAAATGGACGCCTCTGTTCGATCAAATTCGCACACAACGTGTGAATTGGCAAGAGCAAATTGATCGACTCGACGGCTTCACGCTGGCCGGCACAGAAGCCGCCCTGGACTTCTTTGATGCGCTTTGCCCCGACCTGACGCAATAAGGGCGCAATGGCCGCCACCTGGAGAACGTGTAATTCGTAATAATACTTTACTTATTGCCGTATGTTCCAAAAAAAAAAGTAATTGGTAAATTGTTTACAAGCAGCACGAACCCAAATACGCACCTCCCAAGACCGTCGCAAGGCAGATTGTATTGTTCATTTTCTCGTTATCGCACAACGTTCACAACTTGACCATCGCGTTCCAAAAGCCCGACGGTTCGCCTGTCAATTTCCAGGGCCGCGCGCATGGCTTGACGATTGGGTTTTATTGCCAAACTCGATAACTATCCACGTGCGTGTACTCGCACAACACGAAAACTGGCTGCCACTTATGCGCATAATACGAGCATTTTTTTTGATGCTGCTGGATGGACGACAGGATAAATTGGCCATGTGAAATCGAGTGTGCGGGGGGGAAGGAACACTCAAACGTCTTGGTTTTAAACTTGGATGGCAGCAGCCGCAATCGCGCGAGCGACGGTTGGAATGTCACGGCGTGGTGCCGCTGAAAGTCCAGGAGGTACTCGTGCACAATGATGCGCCAGACCAACGGCGGGAAGAAGTACATCTTTTCTGAGTCGGGGGAGAAAAAAAACGAAGAAGTGAGTTTCAACGCGCGGCTGGCAAGATTTACTTGATCCAGACGAGAATTTGGTCATAAGTCAATCAATGTTTCCGTCTCAAAAAATCTCCCAAATACTCTTCTAAGTATTGTTCTTCGGATTTCTTCTTCCCGCAAGATAAACCTTGGCCACATCGTACGATCGCTTGCGCTTTTGGAGCGTCCAAAGGGGACCAGTACGGCGATCCATTTTTTCGATAGACGAGGCACTTCAACTCACCGTCGTTGCGGATGTCGCATACAGCGCCTTCTTGTCCTCCGGCGTCAACGTATTCTCGTGCCGACATTGCGCGACCTTTCGACCTCTTGGCCGCGGGCTTTTTCTTGGCCGCGGGCAGCAGTTCTTCTTCGAGCCTTGATAAATTCGCAGCAGGCTTCTTGGCAGCAGGCTTCTTGGCCGCAGATCGACAGCCTTTCCCCACAACCCATTCGCAGCCGTCTTTACAGTCGTCTTTCCTGAGCCTGGAGCATCCCGCACCTCCACTGAGGTACACTTTTCTTCCAGCACGGAGAACATATTTGCCCCCGTTCGGGCCAGTGCGGACGACCCGACCGCCGCTCAGTTTTCGCCCAGATCGGCGCCGACCACTCAATCTTCTGGAATTTTTTCTGGAATTTTTTCGGATGGGCATGGTATGTTTGTTTCTTATTACCAACAAAAAATTCCAAATGTAAATGTCAGTCAAGAGTCAACTAGCGAGCATGCGCCGTGCTCGCTCAATGTCCGACGAATAAAATTCGAACCCTAGAATAAAAAGCATGACGTCGTCCAACCCCCAAGAACCGCTGACCGCACCGAATCCTAACCGATGGTGCTACTTCCCTATTCAGCATCCAAAATTGCATGCCATGGCAAAGCAGCAAGCGAATTGCATGTGGTTTCCGGAGGAGATTGACATGGAAACAGACGTGGGTCAATGGGATTCGCAGTTGGACGCGGATACCAAAAATTACCTCATTCATATCTTGGCGTTTTTTGCTTCGGTGGACGGGCTCGTCAACCAGAACCTTTTTGATCAATTTATGCAGGAGATTCAAGTGAGCGAGTGTTTGGCCTTTTATGCCTACCAAGCCGCTGTGGAACAGGTCCACAACGAGACGTACTCCCTCTTCATCGACCGGCTCCTTTCGGACGACGACAAGGCCAGGGCGTTCAATGCGATCGTCGAGTTTCCGTGCATCAAGAAGAAATCCGATTGGGCGTTGCAGTACTGCAACAAAGATATGCCCCTGGGGAAGCGTCTCGTGGCGTTTGCGCTAGTGGAGGGCCTCTTCTTCTCGGCCTCCTTCGCGGCCATTTATTACCTGAAGACGATGCGCGGGCTGATGCCGGGCCTGGCCAGCGCGAACGAATTTATCAGTCGCGACGAGGGCATGCATTGCGACTTCGCCATCACTGTGTACAACGATCACATCGTCCACAAATTGACCGCGGCAGAAATCCACGAGATGATCGCGTCCGCGGTGGACACGGAAAAAGTATTCGTGCGCGACAGCCTCCCGGTGTCCCTGATCGGGATGGACTGCGAGAAGATGCAGGAGTACGTCGAGTTCGTGGCGAACCGCATTTGCACCGCGCTCCAGGTCCCGAAACTGTACGAGAACGCGACCATGCCGTTCGACTGGCTTCATTCCATCAGCATCGGGACGAAATCAAACTTCTTTGAGAAACGCGACACGAATTACTCGAAATTTAAGAAGACGACGCTGACCTTCGACGCGGAATTTTAACATATGCGGCCAAACCGGCGTCGGAAAAAACAGAGAAAGCATTCAAACAAAGAGATGATCGCCGAGAAAGAGCAGCAGAAGATGAAGAGTTTGATGCGTCAGGTGAACGAACTGCGCATAAAACACGTGCGCATCTTGCTTGGATTGACGCGCCGCGCCGACGCGACCGTGGACACGTTTTCGCCGGTGTACGGGCTGTGCGTCGGCGAGTTTGCGACCGCGTACGTGTTCACACGGCAACGCAGCAGCATCGTCGAGTTTGAAGAATGAGTTCGGGGGCGCAAAATATTTTTTTGAACAACAAAAAAAATCAATGTTACCCTTTTACGTCACCGTGGCGACACTCCCTTACTTTCTCGCGTTCGAAGACAACTCGTTGGCCCTGCAGACCGCGTTGTACAGCGTGTTTCTGTACTACCTGCACAAACTCTCTCCGACGCTCCCGTACGTTTTAGTGTTTCTCCCGTGGGGGCTGTTCGCGATTGGCCGGGCAATGGAGTATCTCATCGGCCAATGGACGTTCCAATACTGTCCATCGTTGGTGCGACCGTACGCTCCTCAAATTTTGACAACAGAGCCGCCAAAAACTCCAGGTACGCCCCCGGCGCCTCCGTCGGTCCCTTCGGAGCCCGCAGACGAATGAATTCCTGCACGAACGGGTGGTCGAAGGACGCCGCCGCCGCATGAAAGAGTTGCGTGACGTTCTCCCTGCTGGGTGGCGCGGGAGGAGGTGCGGTCCGTCGAACCGGGCCGTCGATCAACGCGGTCAACAACGCTGCGTCGCCCCCCGCGTCGATGTATATTTTTTCCAGATACGGCGAGTACGGCTCGTCGTACAGACGGCGCTGCGTGATTTGGTCTTGCGAGAAAACTCGAACGTCGTCCTGCCCCCCCTCCTTCCACGCGCGGAACGCGTCGAGGGCGCGCGTGACGTGCATTGTCGGGTCCGCCCGCGCCTTGAACGCCTCGACAAACTTCGGGTAGAACTGCGTCGCTTCGAATCGGCATAGCATGTCTTTCGGGTCCCGCCCCAAGATGAATGTAAAATTCAGGGCTAACATGACCACTGCAAGGACGTCGCGCGGCGCTGCCAAACCGAACACGGCCAGGTAGTCCTCCACCTCTTGACGCACCGCTTTGGAGAGCAACATCTTCATGGTCTGTCGGTATTTGGTTTGACCGTCGGGCTCGGCTTCGATCTGGGCGAGCGTGTCGAGGAATGCCATAATAATCGTGCGTTGTTTGTTATTTATTTGGGAGGACGAAAAAAAAATATTGTACAAGAAGAAAAAAATGCATGCGTGGCGCGACCGAATACTTCGACGGGAGCGACTTCGAGGAGGGACGAAATGCCTGGACGAACGGCGCCGATTCAATCGAGTCTTGCGTGGCGGGGACGGAACTAATCTCACAGTCACATTCAAAGACGGTAAGTTACAGTTTCGCGTCGAGAAGGGAAGAAAGCGCAAGAAGACTACTACAATACTACCGAGCGTCAAACGGCTGAAATATATACATATCACCCAGGGCGATGACGGGCTTCAATCGTTTCTGACATATATTCGCACACTAACTGATGTGGATGAACTCATAATACAACGAGGTGTTACGAGAATATCGAAGGACGTCACTCTTACGTTACCACCGACCTTATCGCAAGAGTTGGGACGGCTTCAAACTAGAAAACTTACTCTCGGCCAAGGCGTAACGGCTCTTCCTGAAAATCTCGAGAAAGCAACGCGTTTGGAGACATTAGATATTCAGTTGGCAAATATTGCACCCGAGGAGACTGTTGATGGAACGATACGAATAATAAGAAGAGATAACAGCGACGCGTTGACTGAAGTACACAATACGTTTTCTGAAAAGTGGGGCGCGTTACACCCTAATTTCGCTCATATGGAAAAGTTCGTAGAACAATTCGAGGATAACGCCGAACAGACTAAGAAGACGGGATCTCAAATGTTGGCAGTGATTAGAAGATCCTTACAACGTTTGGTTGATATGGGAAATGATGATGCATTGAAAAGAAAAAGTACCCAACAACTCACCGACATATTTAAGTCCTTAGGACATTCCTACGAAATATCGGAAACGTTGTACTTCAAGATTGTACTGGTACTGAAATTCATTTATCACATGAATAACCCAATCCTCACCGAGGCGTATCTTTCTTCCTTTGTAGACGAATGCGTGAACTCACGTGGTCCGGGGTCGATGAGTTGTCCCGACGGTATCAAGGAACGATTCATTTTGTCGTTTGACTCGACATTTAAATCCTTATGCTGTCAACAACACTTATGTGTCAACGAAAACATTGACGTCGTCCTCAAGAAGGTGATCAATATGATGTGCCCGAAAAATATAAATTTAATTCTAATTCTGGACGCCGTGGAAAATGATACGACGTTCTGGACGTACACTGAGAAATGGGTCGCTGAGAACGTAGACAATCACGACGATGGCGCGAGTAGACGCCAGGGATTCATCGAGTTCATGACTTCCATGTACACTGCAGGTGTCTACCAAGACTCAGACATTGCAAAGGTTCGTGAAGCAATCAAAACAAAAGTGGCAGGTATGGTAGCAAATTTTGACTGTGTCGACGTCGAGGATATATTTATAAGTCCACACAATTGTGCAGCCAAAAAAACTTAAGGAGAAGTGTACTACGGACAAGGGAAATGGTCCGGCATTTTTTTTTATAATGCATAATGTAAAACATGAATCTACGTTTGGAACGACGACACATTCTCCGGCAAGAGGCATTGAAAGGGGGCGCCAAACTTCTCGCACGCCGCCGTGTCTTTAACCAACAATTGACATTGGATCGAAATAGACCATCATTGCGTGGCGGCATGGTTGTTTTGAATCTATCCAACCGTAACCTCTCTTCTCTACCAGACATTCTCGAACATGCTGGTAGAATTGAGAGATTGATATTGAGCAGGAATCAGTTATCCACTCTTCCCAGTGAAATCGGCAACCTTTCTGTAGTGACAGAATTATTTGTCGAAGGGAATCAATTGACAAGTTTGCCGGTAGAAATCGGCAATCTAACAACGTTAATAGACTTAAGTGTCTCCAGGAATCAATTGACAATTCTGCCGGTAGAAATCGGCAATTTAACAGCGTTAATAGACTTAAGTGTCTCCATGAATCAATTGACAAGTCTGCCTGTAGAAATCGGCAATTTAACAGCGTTAAGAGAGTTATATCTACGCGAGAATCAATTGACAAGTCTGCCGGTAGAAATAGGCAATCTAACAGCGTTAAAGAGATTATATCTAGCGAAGAATCAATTGACAAGTCTGCCGGTAGAAATAGGCAATCTAACAGCATTACAATATTTGGATGTCTCCTCGAATCAATTGACAAGTCTGCCAATAGAAATCAGCAATTTAACAGTGTTGGAAGAATTGGATATCTCCGACAACAACATGTTGGATCAGGATTGGCCAGGATGGTTAGATGAGACTTTAGAGACCCTTAAGTCATTGATTGAAGGAAAAATATTGCGCGTGAAGAGCAACCCTGAAATAAGCAACCTATTAAAACAGTTATTTCGTTGGGAGGAGGATCGTTGGCATGAGGAGGATTCCTACAGATTCGACGGTCGTCCCGATACTCAAAGACAACAAGACCTCGAAGACGACGCGCCCACATTCGAGACAGGTCACGAGGACGCTGTCGCGTGGGAAGTTCACAACGAATTCAAAAAAACCTACGACGACTTCCATGAGAACGTCGAAAAAATGAAGGCGTTTGTAGGCGACTGGGACGTGGACCGCTGGATTGGGGCAGCAGTAGGGCCAGGGGACGCTAAACAACAAGTCGAACGGTCCCACACTGCACGGTTCGCGGTGTTGAGAGCATACTTAGAACAAATGATCGCGATTTCTTTCACGACCGATCCGATAAATCTGCCTGTGTCTGAGGAGGCGGTGGAGATTATTCGAGCAAACAAGCGGCAACAACTCTCTCATATCTTTGACAGAGTAAGTGGCCAAGAAATCAGCGGCCAACTCTACGTG